GGCATTTGGATAACTGTCAAGACCACAGACGAATTAGATTCAACCATTGGCGAAACCTGGAACACCTTGGCTAGAGATCAAAGCCTGATAAATCGTTTCCAAGACAACAAACAACTATGGTTTTATTTGCAGTTGGACAAGATACTGTTTGAAGACCTTAGAGATCAAACTGTCACATTTGCAATGATACTGGCACACATCAAGGTCAAGTACCCCGAACTATACAAAGAAACAATTCAACGAAGCCGAGACTTATGCGCTGTCCTAGACTAGATCATTTTGTACGCTTTAACCATAACGGAACAGTTAGTCGCTGTGGCCATATGGTCAACCCTGCACAATTTGATAGCCTGGAACAAATGGATTCTAGCGTATGGTTACGCAAAATACGTGAACAGTTTGAGCAAGATCTGTGGCCCAGTGAGTGTCGACGTTGTGAAGAAACCGAACGCGAATCCAACGTAAGTGTACGCACACACAGTATAGAATTTGACAGTCAACAAACACGCCCAGACTATCTAACTGTGGGTGGTGTGTTAGACAATGTATGTAATAGTGCCTGTATGACCTGCCACGAAGGCCTAAGCACCAAGATTGGCAGTTTGAAATCCAAACAGTATACCATAGTTGACAATACCAATCGCTTTTGGGCACTACCACAAGAGAGAATTGTGCACCTGGACCTGAATGGTGGCGAACCCAGCCATAGCAAAAACTACCGACAGGTCATACGCAATTTGCCGCCCAATGTTGAAAGTATCAGACTAAACACAAATGGCAGTACCGTATTGACCGAATTAGTAGACTTGGTCAACCGCGGCATCGATGTCACTGTCACCGTCAGTTTTGATGGCGTACAAGACGTACACGATTTTGTACGCTGGCCTATCAAGTGGGACAAGTTCTACGCTAATTTAATGGAATACAAACGTATGCCAGTCCGATTAAACTTATGGACCACAGTCAGCAGATTGAATGTAAAGCAGTTACCTGAGATTGTTGCATTTGCAAAGTTACACGGAATTGATCACGAATACGCATACCTAAAACATCCTGCGGTATTGGATGTCAATAATACCGATGAAGCAGCCTTAGAGGCATACATACAAGAACAAAAACAACTGAGAGGCATTGAGTGAAAATAGCAATTACCGGACACACAGCCGGCATTGGGCAAGCACTTGCTGAAGCATTTTATGGCGAGGAAATTGTGGGCCTGAGTCGGCGTACCGGACACAACATCAGAAACATTGCCAAAGTAGCAGATCTCATTGAGCCTTGCGACTTGTTTGTTAGCAATGCACAGGCCGGATTTGCACAAACAGAATTGCTGTTTGAAATGCATCGCCGATGGGCAGATTTAGATAAACGGATCTGGGTGATCAGCACAATGATGACTCAGCAACCGGTCAGCACAGTGGAAGGTATGGATGAGTATCGCATACAAAAGATCAGCCTAGAGTTGGCTGCACATCAATTGAGGTATAAGACACCACGTGGTCCACATATCACAGTGATCAGACCTGGATGGATTGCCACACAACCAGGTACTACCAGTCCACCGGCAGCCGATCCTGCAACGTGGGCTAGAATACTAGTACAAACATTTAGAATGGCCGAAGCTAACAATCTGGCCATTGCTGATATCAGCCTAGGTCCCAAAATATGACACCCAAAGACATATTGACCAACCCTGCATTTTGTCCTATGCCTTGGACTGGGCTTATGTACAACTTTGACGGCGACGTTAAAAACTGTATTCGTAGTGCTGGCAAGCTAGGCAACATCAGAGACAACAGCATCGAACAGATCTTGATGGGTCCTACCAATATGCACACACAGTTTAATATGATCAATCGTGAGCCAGGACCAAATTGTTCTCCGTGTTATGATCTAGATAAAGGTAAACGTGGTTTTGAACACATTAGCGATCGTGTGTTTTACATACGTGAACTCAAAAATGTGCCACCGTCTACTTACTCCGAACAAAATTTTGATCTACAAACTGTTGATGTACGTTGGACCAACCTGTGCAATTTTGCCTGTACATATTGTGGTCCCAAGTTCAGCAGTCGTTGGGCTGATGAATTAAAGATACATCCTGCGGTGCCCACTGACGAACAACGTGCCGAATTCAAACAGTATATCTTGGATCGTGCGCCCACACTAAAACACGTGTATATGGCCGGCGGCGAACCCTTGTTGATGAAGGAAAACCTGGAGTTGTTGGATCTACTGGATCCTGATGTGAATCTGCGTATCAATACCAATCTCAGCAAAGTGGACACTCGTGTGTTTGAACGTATATGTGAGTTCAAGAATGTACACTGGATTGTGAGCATTGACTCAATCGAAGAAGAATTTGAATACATTCGATACGGCGGCCGGTGGCGAGACTTTTTAGACAATTTGAGCACAATCAAACAGCTCAACCATAAAATATCATTCAATATGTTGCACTTTCTGTTGAACTACTTGAGTATATTTGAGTGTATATATTATCTAAAAGGATTGGGTTTCCATAACAACAGTTTTGTGCTGGGCCCGTTGTTGACACCAGAATACCTAAACATTAGACATTTACCAAAAGATATGTTAAAATCAGTAGAACTAAAACTGCAATATCATATCTCTGAACAACCAGGATATCTATTGGAAGATGGATTACGTAATATGCTGAACTATATTCAACAACCTTTTGCAGCCAACATTGAGCAGAGTCTCAAGGAAATTGCTGATTTGGATCAGCGTAGAGGTATAAGTAGTCAAGCAGTATTTAAAAGTTTTTATCATTTTATCAAGGAAAATCATTATGGCTAAACCATTCGACGTAAGTAAATTTCGCAAGAGCATTACCAAAAGCATTGACGGTATCTCCGTGGGCTTTACTGATCCAACAGATTGGATCTCAACCAACAACTATGCTCTCAATTATCTTATCAGTGGAGACTTCCACAAAGGTGTACCGCTAGGTAAAGTCACTGTGTTTGCTGGCGAATCTGGTGCAGGTAAAAGTTTTATCTGTTCGGGTAACCTAGTATCCAACGCACAAAAGCAAGGCATTTATGTTATCTTGGTTGATAGTGAAAATGCATTGGATGAAAAATGGTTACACGCACTAGACGTAGACACCAGCGAGGACAAACTGCTAAAATTAAATATGGCCATGATTGACGATGTGGGCAAGATGATTTCAGAGTTTGTTAAAGAATACAAAACTCTACCAGAAACAGAACGTCCCAAAGTGTTGTTTGTGGTTGACTCATTGGGTATGTTGTTGACACCCACAGACGTTAACCAATTTGAAGCAGGCGATATGAAGGGCGATATGGGTCGTAAACCCAAAGCGTTGGCTGCCTTGGTTCGTAACTGTGTCAATATGTTTGGCAGTTTAAACATTGGCTTGGTTACCACAGCACACACATACGCTAGCCAAGATATGTTTGATCCCGATGACAAGATCTCGGGTGGTCAGGGCTTTATCTATGCCAGCTCTATTGTGGTTGCTATGCGTAAGTTAAAGCTCAAAGAAGACGAAGACGGCAACAAGATCTCAGAAGTCAAAGGTATTCGCGCCGCTTGTAAGATTATGAAAACTCGTTACGCTAAACCATTTGAATCTGTCCAGGTCAAGATTCCATACGAAGAAGGTATGAATCCGTACTCAGGTCTAGTAGACTTGTTTGAAGGCAAAGACCTGCTGAAGAAAGAAGGCAACAGTCTGGTGTACACATTGGCCGATGGTGAAATTATCAAGAAGTTCCGTAAGGCGTGGGAACGCAACGAGGATTCTTGTTTGGATCGAGCCATGGTAGATTTTGTTGCCAACCCACATCAAAAGCAAGACAACATTGAAGAGCTTGAAGCAGCAGTTGATGCAGTAGTTGAAGAAAAAACAAAGAAAACCAAAAAAGAGGAAACAGTAGAATGAGCATCGACGTAGAAGTTCTCATTGAGACATACACTATTTTAAAACAATATATACCTAGCAAAGATCGTCAGGAAGCAGCCGATAATCTTATGAGTGTACTGGTTGATATGTTGGGCGATGTTGAACTGCAGGAATTCGGCACATCTGACAACATATTGAAAAAAGCACTCAAAGAATACACAGCTCAAAACGACGAAGAGGGTGAAGAAGACAAAGATGGTGATTGGTAACAGTGGTGTAGTTGCAGATGTATTCAGTCGCACGGAAGTAGAATTCTTATTGGATCGACTGTCTAAACTGCCTCGCGACCATTTGTATCATACTGCTATCACACAGGATCATACATTACACAGCTGGTTTGATAAAAAAGTATTTGGCCGATTGAGAGAGTTAACTGACGAGCCAATGAGGTTGTTGTTTGGCGGTCTTATCAATGAAGAAATTCCGCAACAGTTACATTCAGACTACTATTACAAAAGTGTTGGCGAACCATACAAAGCATTTTTGATTCCAATGGGCATTGAAAATCAGTTTGAGGGGTTTGAACGTGTACACACAGTCACATTCAATGAAGCTGACACTTTTGTAGATTCCGCAGATCCTGTGCGTAAAATGTGGAAAAGAGTTGAGTGGAACAACAACAGACAACCAAAAGAGAACAATGCTCTCAAACACTTTGAGCAACATTTGAGTCATCTCAAACCTGAAGATCTGGAGTGTTTGACCATTGATCAAATTGTTCCTTGGGGTTTGGGCGGTGTGGTATATTGGGACGAAAAACAACTGCATTGCAGTGATAATTTTTTAAAAAATAACATCAAATCAAAACAGGCAATAGTCGTACACACTTATGTTCTATAATCGAATTGTAGCCGACCTTGGCGCATTGCCAGACTTTATTAACTATTACGAGGGTGAACTAATAGCCGCTCGTGCCGACATCAAGATACAGGGACGAGTAGAAAAAGAGTTGGCAGACTTACCGGGTCAAAGTGAACACCGTTTCAACCAACTGCAAGAGATTGAAGCAGTACTGGAGTATCTCAATATACAACTGCGTAAAATACGTCGTAAGCATTTTCAAAAATACTTGGAAGCATATCAGCGTGCCTTGACATCGAGAGATGCTGAAAAATATGTAGACGGTGAAGACGAAGTAATTGACTTTGAAACATTGATCAACGAAGTGGCACTATTACGTAACAAATGGTTGGGAGTTATGAAAGGTGTTGAATCAAAGAACTTTATGCTGGGACACGTGGTTCGTTTGCGTACAGCAGGAATGGAAGACATTGTGGTATGATAGACTGGAAGGCTCGTGCAGACGAACTGTTGGAAGAATTTAACTTGTGTTGCCGAGCCAAACCTCGGCATGATGCAATCAATGTACAATTAGAAAAAGATGCGTGTGGTAAATTTGCGTATCATTTGAGCACACAGCGATCTTGGGGCAGTGAAATAGAAATAGCAGAAGCTTGCCATCAACTTGAACCAAGATTGAAACAATTAAAAGAAAAACTAGTAATGGAGATATTAACCAATGGCCCTGTTTAAAAATGCAACAGCCAGTCACGAGCACAGCTTGGAAGTATTAAACCTTATTTACGGATACGACAGTTTTCTCGACAGCCTGAATACTGTTGCTGATATGGGCTGTGGCGTTGGTTTTGACAGCGAATGGTGGGCTCGACTTGAAACACGTGACGATCCTCCAATACATCGTAATTACACAGTATATGGTGTAGATACCAACATACATCAGATTGAGCAATACATCATTGAGGACAATCCAAATTTTAAAAAAATTGAAGACGACTTTGAAACAGTGATACTGCCTACCAAAGCCGATTTGATTTGGAGCCACGACAGTTTACAGTATGCCAAGAATCCGCTGAGTTGTTTAAAGCACTGGAACAGCCAGATGAACCCCAATGGTATGTTGATGTTGAGTATACCACAAACAACTTATTCGTTTAAAAACAGATTGACCATTGAAAATCACAGTCATCAATATTACAGTTTTAACATTTTAAATCTCATATATATGCTGGCAGTAAGTGGCTTTGATTGCAGAGATGCGTATTTTTATCGTAAATCAAACAGTCCCTGGTTGTATGCGGCGGTGTATGCAACCAACACACCACTGCCAGAGCATCCAACTTGGTATGATCTTGCTGAAAAAAATCTTGTCAATGATTTCTTAATTGCCAGCGTAGAAAAATACGGCTATGCTCGATTAGACGATCTAGTAGTGCATTGGCTAGACAAAGAAAATTATTTAATTACAAATTGATATGACAAAAATTGCAGTAGTAAGCGGCGGATTTGATCCTTTGCACAGTGGGCATATTGCGTACTTGAAAGCTGCGTCTACCTTGGGCGATTTGCTGATTGTGGGAATCAACAGTGACGAGTGGCTAGAACGCAAAAAAGGTCGCGCATTTATGCCCTGGAATGAACGACTTTGCATAGTAAACAATTTGTCCATGGTGGACGAAGTTTATACCTTTGACGACGAGGACGGTTCAGCGAGACACCTGATACAACAGGTTCAAGCCCACTATCCCGATGCCAAAATTATCTTTGCCAACGGTGGCGACCGCACCCCGGATAATATTCCTGAAATGTCAGTAGAGGGTGTAGAATTTGTATTTGGTGTAGGCGGGGAAAACAAAGCCAATTCAAGCAGTTGGATTTTGCAAGAATGGAAAGCACCCCGTACAGAACGTCCTTGGGGTTACTATCGTGTGCTACACGAAGTGCCTGGCACCAAAGTAAAAGAACTTACTGTAAACCCTGGGCAAAGTTTGAGTATGCAACGACACGCGGAACGTTGGGAACACTGGCACGTGAGTGAAGGTCAATGTGTAGTTCGTTCATTGACCAACAACGGATACGAAATGCCGTCACAAACTCTTAACCGGCACGATCAGTACAGTATACTGGTAAACGAATGGCACCAATTGGCAAACCCTTTCACAGAGCCGTGTAAAATAGTAGAAATACAATATGGCTCACGCTGTGACGAAACAGATATAGAACGAAAATAGCTAAATATGAATACAATGAACCTACAAAAATTAGTTGAGCTATTTGAAACAGCATTGGCGCCCGAACCCGATGAAAGGTTTGCTGATCGTAACGAAATCAAATATCTGGCAGCCAGTATGCAACGCGATATGCCAGATATTCGTTTTGAAGTCAAAAACGACAAACAAATTCCCTATATCCGTGTGTTTGGATCTGACAAAGCAACAATAGCACAATATTTTAAAGCAGTGGGTCTAGACAATTTACCACTGGAACCACTACAAGCATCACTGAGCAGCAAATATCGCGGCAACATTCTCAGCTACAGCGCCGGTAATGTGTTTTACAGTATTGTTGTTGCAGGTTCGGGCAAAAAAGACGACGATACAGGTGGTGTTACGGTGAGTATCAAAGAATTTACACCAGTTACCTTGGGCTTGTCGGGACGTCCAATGAAGCGTGATGAATTGATTGTACAAACAAGAGCCGCAGTTATCAGCAAAACCAAAACTCGTCCTGAACTACAACAGATCCTATTAGAACTGATTGAAGTGGCTGCAGGAGCACAACCGGCTTTGACACCTGACGCCAATGCCAATCTAAGTGCTCGTGCTAGAAATCAACTCAGTGTAGACTTTGGTGAAATCTTAGCTCCAATCAAGATGGCACAGAAAAACGATGCCATTGAATTTCCAGCCGAGGGTAACTTTCCTTTGATCGATGTTATCATTGGCAAAAACAAGTACAGCGTCAAGAGCTTGACAGGATCAGGTACCAGCTTCAAAAGTATCCAAGACTTGATGGACAACTTTGAAAAAACCATTGCCAACGATAAGAAACAAGAAAAATTATTTGCCTTGTTTAAAAACTATCATCCCAAAGCTGGCGGCAAAAACGTAGACAAAATTATTGCCGCATCAGCACACATCAGTTTGCCTGAATACAACAAAGCGGTTGAAGTGTTGGGCGGCAAATTTGTAGACTGGGCTGGCCTGGCTGCATTGGTTACCAAAAACGGTCTAGGCAAAGGTACCGGAGAAAAAGACTATGGCTCGGCTCTCAAATTTATCTATCCAATTTTAACAGCTGGCAATTGGGGTAAACCAACTGGACTACCAGCCGACGGCAATTACTTTATGGGTGTAGCCAAAGGCAAAGAAAAGCCCACAGAAAAGGAAGCTGGATTTCCCAGCTTCCGCAAGGATCCGGTCAAATCAATCACTGATATTTTGACCTACGCACTTGGTGTTGCCACTCTGAATTCGGTATTGCGTGGACCCAGTGCTGGAGAATATGCCACAATGATGACCAACATTGTTAACCAAAGTCCTGCTTGG